ACTCAGAATAGAAGCGGTCGCCGGAACTTGTACGGTAGTCAGTTCATTTTGTTTATTAATATATAGTTCATTTTGGCTTGTTGTAGCATTCAAGAAACTATAGAGCGCAATCTCGCCAACAGGAAAAACAATAGGAGGATTCGATGCTTGTACCGGTAGTTCTACATAATTATGTTTACCTGAATCTGCAGTACCAAATGGCACATGATTAACCCCTACATACGTATCGATTGCTTGGAAATTATTGAGGATCTGTGATTGCGAGTCTTTTATTCGATCATTCGGTTGAGGAATATTTGCATTATAGGACATTTTTTCTCCAGAAATTTATTAAAATATTTCCGTTTGTCAGAAAGGACCTCCTCCCCACCCCCATGAACCAGTATTTAATCCGGTTTGTTCGGTATAGATGGTTGCAGTTCTTTCATTGGTATATTGTACAATCGTTCTACGCTGAATAAGCGATTCTTGTTTTTTATATTCGGGCATAATAAGCGCAACACTCTCTAGATCTAAACGATCTTCAAAGACTTTTTTGGCAGCACCATAGGCAATATATTGCCACCATTCTTGGAGTTCAGGTGATTGGTTAGAATTAAGTAATTCAGTCGGGCGAATATACACTTCAAAATTGATCGGATACGGTTGATCAGGAATAGGACGTAGCGTAAAGATGCCATCATAAAAGAGTACTGCTAATGGTTGTGCAGGCACGTACACATACGTTTCACTATTTACCGGAATACCTTGTGCAGGTGCTGAAGTGAAATTGAAAGAAAACGCTCCGGTAAGATAATTGATGGTGCCCGGGGAAGTAACATCACCAATTAAATTACCAAATCCATCATCATGACATTGTACGCCGCCACCCGTGGCCGTGACCGACGCGAAGGTAACATTGTTACGTGCGACAGGAATCGAAGGAAGGATACCTGAAAATGCCGTGGTAACATTATCACCAGAGGCGACCAATTGGATCGAGTTAACGAACGGATAAATGTTAAAGAACTGTTCTCGTGATTGGGAGAAGAATGTTTTATAGCCCGCAACATAGAACGGTTCATGCACCGATATATATTTATTGACGAAATCGAACAGAGGATCAGTCGGATCGGTTGTATTAGTCGTATAGGTATCAATAAACGGCTGACACCAAAAAGTGAGCGTCGTGCGTAAATTAAAGAGCCGTAAATGTTCAGGAAAATCATAGAGAACGAACGTATTAATATATTCGTTCAATGTTGCAGTTGGTAATTGAGCTTCTGAAGGGCTACGCGTTAATCGTCTTACCTTGGTTTGGATCGCTGTTAAAGAAGAATCTGCCATTAGAAATCTCCTGAAGGTAATACGTTAACTGTTGCGGCAAGTAATGTTTCATTGACTTCGCCAATAGGTACCACTTGAGCACACGTGTTCTCATTGGTCACTGGTATAGAGAATACATCAAAAGATGTTGTATCAATATCAATAATAAAGGTAGTAGGACCGGTAACCATAATAGTCCCGGTCATACCATCAATTTGTTGCATGCCATCTGCCGGCGGCACATCAATGCGTACGATCATACCGTTCTTATAATTATGCGCGAAAGAGGTCGTAATCTGCGCAGGATTAGCTTGGGTAATCGCCGTAATAAGTCGCATCGCCGGTTGGAAAATAGGAGAAGGATTGGCATAGCAATTGGACATTAGATATTCTCCACCGTGATAATCTGTCCAGTTCCTACTGGGGTCAGATCTTCAGAATCGATAAATTCTAATGATTGGAAACTGAATCGACGGACTTTCTGTCCTATCTGCATAATCGATTTCCCATCACCATCTACCGCATACTGATGTACAGGATACCAACCGTTTTTATTAAGATGTTTAGCAACACCTAACGGTACGGTATACACTTGTCCATCAATGAGTTCGAATCGTTCTACCGGATCTTCCCGATATCCTTTAAAAACAAAGGACATTTGTCCTCCGGGTACTTCATGGAATCTGAAAATACCACGTACCTTTTCTCGGTCTTTATCACGTTGGTATTTTAATGCCGCTTTTGTTTCTTTTTTATTTTGTACTTGTTGTGGTGTTTGTTGTTGGCTCATCATCACTCCTAAGGTAAAAGGAGAGAGCATATGAGCGCCCTCTCCTGATAATGATTATTGATTGTTGACACTGAATGATTTACCAGCAACCCAGTACATCACGTTGCCATTAGCACCACCCGGTAAGTTAGCACCACCAGCAAGGATCATACCGATATAACCAGTATTAATCGTAGCATCTGACAAGATATCAACATTACTCAACAATGCCTGTGAAGTATCTTCACCGATAGGCACAACTTCTGCAGCAGTAAATGGAACTGCGTTAGTTAATGGCCATGCAAAGGCAGTGAATGAAGACGAGTCAATATTAACGGTAATTGTGTTACCAGTAACGGCAGTTGTTGCGGTATTAATAGCAACAATCGTTCCTTGTAATCCATCCATTTCAACCATGCCGAAAGCAGCTGGTACGACAAAACGTACTAACTGGCCTACTTGGTAGCCATGAGTTACAGACAATGAAACCACGGCTTGTGAAGCTTGTGTGATCTTAGTGATGTAACGACGGCGTGGATAGAAAATCGGATCGAAATTAATCACACGGAACGAAGCATTAGCTCCCGGAGCAGCAGCAGCAGCTATTGCAGACATATAGTCTAAGCTGAAGGTAGTGCCTGAGAAGGTGCCATATCCAACGGTGAAATCAAAGCCGCCTAATTGTTGTGCGCCTACAACATTGTAAATACGCACTACATTACCTGGCGCCATGCCCGTAGTAGAACCAACGGTTACTACTGGAGGGTTAGCGTTGGAAATAGCAGAAATACCGGTCGAACCGTTATTTAAGGCTGCATTAGGATTAGCCGATGAATCGACCAACGTAAAGCCACCTGTGGTTAAGAATTGTGATAAATTCGCCGCATTAGCTGCATTGGATTTCAAGTACATCCATTCTGAGCCTGCAGGGAATCCACGTTGCCAGTAGAATTCTACTCCTACGGCAGTTGTTTGGTTATTAGCTGCAATAGTAGTGTTATAGACTTTCATCCAATCTACATCGGAACGTAGCTGGATTGTTTGGTTAGCTCCAGTAGACGTAAACCGTCCTTGAAGAATAACTGTATCGTATGCCATGAGTCTCTCCTTTTACGCAAGCGTGCAACGAAGGTTAATAACCCATAAATCATTCGTGATTCGTGGGACTTCAGCAAACTTGTATCCAACCGAAGCATTGAGTGCTAATGGCCCATCATAAATCGGCGGACGATAAATAAATGAAGCAGAATAACCGTCTTGCTCTATGCAGGCATATGCTTCCATACCAACACAGAAAATATTAAATACATTTGCTCCAAGGTTAGATGCATTAGGAGTAAATGAACCGATTGATGAGATCAGGAATCGGAGGTTACCAATAGCACCCCATTCTGAGCGTAATGCTTCCATAGGCGCTGGGTATTGGTTCTTATGAATAAAGCCAGAAACCGCATCGAGGTTACCAGTTAATTGGGTTGAACATAATGCGAAGTATGCATCACGTACTGGCGCAGTACCGAACTTATCTTCACCTTCGATATTATCCATGATGGTGTACGCATTATTATCTAAGAGCGTACGAACCACGGTATCAACATCAGATCGGGTGATCTCAGTTGGGTTGTCACCATTAACACCACCAGTACAGTTAATGAATGATGCTGTTGAAGCAAGCATATCACGCGTGAGCTGATCTTCTGTTTGGCGTAATGATACACCAAGACGTGCAGCGCATTCATTGAGCACTGGATCTTGGTTTTGTAAGGTTACTTGTTCATTGAGTTGAACATACGTGCCGTAGAACGAAATTGTTGCGTCAATATCAACTGCAGTCAGCAATTGAGCCGGAGGAGTAACGCCAGAGTTCCCTAATGGAACCATTGCGGTATTCAACGGATTGTAACGACGCATACGGAGCGTACGACCGCCATTGCGAGGCATTGCCTTTTTCATGGCAGGTATTTTATGAATCATATTTGGCACAGGCACAGACAGTAATTTGTAGCTAAAGCTTTGCTGAACTGGTGCTGGCAATGTGCTTGTCGTAGTAATAGCCATGCTATTCCCTTCAAGAAATACACATAAAGAATTGGTTTAAAAACGAGTAAGGCGAGACTCAATATCAGCCTTTATTGCTTGAGCTGGCGAAGCTACAAATTCAGCCAGAGTTGACGAAACTCAGTATCAGTCATGCCTAGTATAGACACAAATAATTATGGTAGGCAAGAAACAAAAACCCCAGAGTGAAAGCTCTGGGGATAGATCGATGACGATTTAACAATTAAAAAGGACCTTGAGAGGGAGGTGGAAAGTTTCTGCTATTAAAAAACATAAAGAGACCTCTTATTAAAATGCAAATCACTGGAAACATTATGATAGCACCAACATTTTCTGGTGTAAGAACAATAAATTCAGTTCTGGTTCCCATTTTACAATTAATCCAATAAAAAATTAGAAAAAACAAAGCAGCATAGAAACTAAAATTGATATTATTATAAATAATGTATTCGATACGTTTCCAATCAACATTCTTAAAGTTCACTAATAAATCCTTTATGGAGTCGGCAAATAAAAGCAAATAAGCCCAACCGTAGTAGAAATTTCTTCTATGGCAGTAGCGAGACCCCCTACATATTGTGCACCAAGTTCAATCCCAGCTGCTACGGTTGCTATAGCTGATGATTCTCCCGCACCTGCTGCTTCCAGTTGAGCACCAACAGCTCCTGCAGCCGCTGCGGGAGCCTCTGCAAGTCCTGTTGCATATGATATAGCGCTAGCTGCCATGTTTTCTGCTGCAACTTGTCCACCTCCAGGTACTGCAGCGACTGCGTTTGCTACTGCAGGAACTGCTTTTGCTACTGCTGCCCCTGCTGTTTTTAAGCCCAAAAGACCAGCGCAGGTAACTACTCCCCAACTACCAATTTTAGTTCCCCAATAACCAATCTGTGACAATATAGGACCACCGCCATATATACGGTCTTGAAGATCAATTTCATAATCGCCGTCAGAATTCTGTTTCACTTCCACATAAGATCCAGCAGTTACATACTTTGCCAGCTTTTGAGTCGAAATTTCTCGGAGATCTTGACTGACACGATACGGATTAACTTCATGCAGTTTACCGCGATAATTCTTCACCTGGAATTTATGATCTTTATGAAGAAGTTCTAAATCTCCTAACCGACTCGGATAAGAAATAGATGGCCTTGATAACGACAATCGCTGGGATGATGGATTGTAATTAAAACCTTGCGGTGTTTTTGTGACTAATGCAGACTGTGCTGCTGTTACATAAATAAATGATGTTAAAAAAATACTTTTCTTAATCATGTAATAATCCTTTTACGGTAAATACCGGTAAATACATTGCTTTTTGCATCATTACATGTTCACCTCTTTTATTGAGTACATTTCTTTTTCCTCCTGATCGCTCCTATAATCTTCTCAGAATATTGTACATAATAAAAACAAAATGGAAAATACTGATGCTAAGTTGTATATATTGAACAACTATGAAAATTCTATTGTGAGAAAAAAGAATCCCTGGAGGAAAAGTTAAACTCCAGGGACCATTGAGAGAAAGGAAGGAGCTTCCTTTTCTTTATTTATCGATTCTTTCTCGCTTCTGCCATTTCTTTTAACAATTGTTTTCTCAGGTCATCAGTAAGGCCATTAGCAAACGCATTCGCTTTTGACATCGGCGAGTCACCCTGTTGCGGCGATACACTCGTTAAAGGACGAGGCTTGGCAGCGTTTAATTGTGCAATGTTACGTTCTTGCGCATATGGATCATCTGCCACGATACCAAGTCGTTTAATCATTTGATAGGTCGATGCTGCTTTAGTATAGAGATTAGGATCTGCGTTTAATGTTGCGGCTATTTCTGGATAGGTAGTGCTCAATGATTTTATATTTTCAGCTGAAAGAACAGAATCGAAATCGGTATATTTAGCACGAAGTTTAGCTTCTAATACTTGTTGTTCGAGCTCTTCTACCCGCTTGGCAACTTTCGATATATGCTTACCTTCTGCCAGTTCATCTTCACCGATCCCCAGCCCTAAACTATCTTTTGGAGGCGTTGGTTGTTGTTGATACTGAGGGTTCTGACGCTGTACGTATTGCAAAAGCTCATCTCGTTCTTGTTTATAACGATCTGCCATCTCTGCTTTCTCGCGAAGAAAACGAATATTAGCAGCATTATGTTTCTCTTGAGGTTGTTGTAACTCTGGGGCGGTCGTACTGGCCTGCTGGTCATGTTTCTGCGTAGGTTCTGCAGCTTGTTGTTCCGTCTCTTGCGGTAAGGGTTGTTGTTCCACCATTGATTGTTCTTGTGGAATGGAATTTTGGTCTGTTTCCATAAAAGTATCTCCTTCAACTATGTTCACACTTCTAGTTCGCCATTAAGTATTTTTGCCTTTTTTAATAAAATTCCCTCCGAAAAATCGATAACAAACTTGAGTAGATCATGCTCAGATTTATCAACTAAGGCAATATTTTCTAAGAGGAATTGGCAGGTATCCTGTGACGGTACTACCCATAAGAATTCTATTTTTTCCTGTGCCCGATGGAATTGATAGACTGCTTGATCAAATGTAGGTGTTGGACATGAAACACGGTGTATAAAATAATTACGTATAACATTGGGCATGAGTCGTTCTTTTTTCGTTAATACAACGAGGAAGAAATCACGTGGATATACTTTCTTCCCTTCTAGAGCGCAATTATGTAAATAAGCATCATACTGCGTTAAATTCTCCTGCATCTGTTCGAGTGGAGACTGCGTTTCTGGTTCTTTGATTATAAGTTCTGAGGAAAGTTTCCCCACAGTAGCACGCGTCATTGTATCCTTTTTTTATAAGAAGTTCCTTGCGTGTACATTAGCAGATTTTTTCAGAACAAAAAACCCTCTACGAGTAATAGAGGGCAGAAGTGAGTCGGAACTAAAAAGTGGCAAAACCAATAGTTCCGAATCGTAACAGGAGGACTGTTATTTTTTATTTTTTTTCGCGCGACGAGCTTCCGATAAAGCGATTGCTATTGCTTGTTTCTTGCTTTTGACCTGTGGTCCTTTTTTAGAACCGCTATGCAATGCACCTTCTTTGAATTCATGCATCACTTTTTCAATCTTATTTTTAGCTACTCGTTTGCGCATAACCTTTTTAACGGCTTTCTTAGCCATTTTCTTCATTTTAGGTTTCATCTTTTGTTTTACAATTTTCGCTGCTTTTTTGATCATTTTCTTGTTCATCGTTCTTCCGCTCTCATTTTCAATTGTGGATATTTTTTATACACAGCACGCCTTATACCAGAAGGATCCGGAGCATAATGAGCGCGAGCAAGCGCATTACGAGCACGAGCAAGCGTATTAATAGGAAATGAAAACTTTGCTGCTCCTCCTGAAGCGCCGGCAAATTCTTTAGGCGATACCGTCTTGTACTTGCCAGACGAGGAAGATCCCTTCTTTGCGCGCATCTTTGATTCTGCGCCGCGTCGTACTTTTACACCTTTTGCAACAGTAATCGATGCTGTTTTTTTTCTTTTCATTTTTCATCTCCTGGCATTGGATTGCCCGCAAACCACATCACCGCATCATCAATATACGGCGATGAATAGAAACCACGTCTTGGAAATTCTTTATTAATAGGTTTGGGAGATAAATTAGCCATTGCAGTATGGTCTTCACGAATCATACCCGCATCGGACATTTCATCGCGGCGTCGTTGGTCGATCCCTGCATAGAAGACGCCACGTGCGTTCATGACTTGATCGTACATTTTACCGCTATGGTCATACCCTTTTTGATTCATTTCTGAATACACGTCGCGCGCTTGTCGTCGGCTTCGTGCTTTTGGTTCTCGTGCCATTACTCTCTCCTGAAATAAGAGGGAGGGGTACCCCTCCCCGATTACCTTACACGTTGTGTTTCTTCAAAGATTAATCGCCGTTCCGTCCAAGATTTCTTTTTCTTAGGTGGCTGCATATTAATGGGAACACCAATAATCTTATGCGCGATTTTTTCAGCCTTCTTATCAACACGGATCATGGTAGGCATACTAATCCTTTAATACTTTTCTGGATCATAGCCCATGTGCCCATGACGGTACATTTGTGCGCCATCATCATCCATTTGATGATCAATACCACGAATAGTATCATCCAGATGTTCTGCAGAATAGTAACCACCTTTAGGCCATGGACGCATCACAACTTCTTGTGGAAGGTTAGCGACTGCTCGATGGTCTTCATGAACCATTTGTCCGTCACGTAACTCTTGTTCGATACGTTCTTGTGGTCCTTGGTAATATCCCATACCGCTGTACCCGCGCGCTGCAGCTTCTGAACGGCGTGCTTGAGCAGGAACTTCTCCTAAGCGTTTCTTCATGCCGCGACTTTCATCACGACGATCTTCTTTTGATTGTTTGTAACGTTGTGCCATTGCACTCTCCCGTAGAAATTGCAGACCATATGTATATGCTGCAAGGTTTAACATACCTCTAACTACTTTTCTTTAACTTCATGCCGTCTACGCGGTTCGCCACCGGGCAGACGATAACCCATTGCATGTGCGAGCCGGTAAAAGGCACGTTCCTCACCTTCCTCATGTTGTTTAATTTTATCTAAATGAGGTTTCAAATTTATATATGCTTCTTTTTTAGATTTCTTAACCATGTATTCCTCCAACGGGCATTCCTTGAGTACTAGTCTCCTGCGCTTTTAACATATTCGCAAGCCTTAATAATTTCTCAATTTGGGCGATATCGATATTGTCCAGTTCCTTGAGTGCTTTCACTTTACTCAAGAGCGCATCTTGTTGGTCTTTCTCCGCTTGTGCATGCCGCTCTACTGCCAACTGTTGGTTCTCTTGGACACGGCTTGCTCGTTCCATTCCCAGACCGCGATCAGCTTGTGCTCGTGCTTGAGCCAGTTCTGTACGCGCCTGCTGTTCTTCTACAGCAGCTTTGAGCTGGATCTCACTAATTTGTTGCTTAAGTTGATTAGCTTTGGCGACTGCTTCTACGAGCTTCGTTTTATCTTGGATCGTAGCGGCATCAAGGAGCACGTCATCAGGAATGGTAACGCCCACTTCCCGTAACTGTAATAATTGGGCAAAATTCATTTGTTTTTGCGTTGTTGTGTTAAGTCCTTCTTCAACAACTGCATCATATTTACCAAACGCTTTATTATAGAACTGCGCGCTTGGTTGTTCTTCGAGGATACGTTGTACCTTCCCCGGTGTAAAGTTAGCTTGAACAATATCGATCATCAGTTTACCGAGTAATTTTTGTGAACGATCGAGTTGATCGAATAAGGTCTGTAAGGTGGTAAGTCCAGCGCCTTGTCGGAGCATTGATAAGATACCGGCCTTATCATCAGTCGCTGACCCGAGTAATTCTTCATTCACGCCGGATATCTCTTGTACTTCTTGTGCAAGGATCTTCGACAGTTCGATCATCGATGGCGGTATCTGTGGCGGTTGAATCTGCTGGACATCAGTCATTTGCGCTTCGTCTTTGAGCGCGAGCCCGCGCCCTTGACCATAGAGGAAAACGTCTTTGGGATTAACAAGCGCATTCTCTTTATAAATCCAGCCCGAGTTGATCTGCGACTCGAGTATGTCGAGCTCGATGATTTTGCGGCGATTGTAAAGATATTGTGCATCGCGCAGCCCCCGGACAACACCTTGTATCCGCCACGGGAAGTACGGCATCTGAGGGTTATAATAGGCAAGCATCGGCACAAAGGGATATTGATCAATGCCAATCGGATTCGGTCCATCATACATTACCTTCCCTTGAATAACGATCGCAAGCTTCACCGTCGGTACTTCAGACTCTATCACCGTCATCTGTGGATAGACACGGAGGAACTCCCTGAGGCCTTCTTCATTATTCGAACGCCATTCCATGGACTCACCCGTCTGGGTATCAACCAACATGCGCTGGTTGCGATAATCTCGATAATAAAATTCGTCGTAGGTTAAAAGATTCTGCATGCCATAGTTATAAGACTCGGGCATGAACTGAAACTTGCCGTCACGGCCCGTTCCTGCTGAATTTCCCCAGAGCCCCATAATCTCTTCAGTTTTAGATGGCAATAGGGAGACACATTCGCGCTTGGTTAAGAACGAACGCTTCCAGATCGAGTTACAATCAGAAAGATCATGTTTACGGAAATAGGGGTCAACGAGAAAGCTATTGTATGAACAGTTATCGACTTTGATATTTCCTGAAATGGGATCAGACCGATAATCGATCCATACTTGAAGAAAATTCATCCCCGTAATAAGTGCACCTTGAAATGAATCGGATATAGTTTCAAGCACGCCTTCTTGATTAGCGATCCAGAGCAGAATTTTGGAAAATTGGTCCGCTGTTTTTTGATCGGCATTTTCTACCGGGGTACAAATAGTAGATTTACGTGACCGCCGCTGATGACCGGAAATCATATTAACTACGCGCATTATGCGATTAAAGTTAAACTGACGCCTTCGGTTTGCCGGAAGATTGCCATAGATATCAGACCAAAGCGTTTGATCGCCCGCAAAGAAACGGGTATCAGTATCCGCTTCAGACCAGAACGATTGGTTTATGGTAATACTTTCTGCGTAAAATGATTCCATGCGAGACAGCATGGACTTATCTTTTTCATCGTAATATTGCGGCCCAAGTTGAGGGAATAGCATCTACTTGTCCTTTTTAAAGAGTTATAGCAGTTCTCTCACGCAGTTTACGATAATGAAAAAATAAAATCACAAGAAATAACAAAATGTACAATACAGAAAGAAGAAATAAGACTGATAAGAAGTGTCGTAATACTTTCTTTCTCATCAATAACATGGAATAAAAAATATAAAAGCATGGTGATATTAATCCACATGAGAATATGTATTTCGTGCATTTTCGTCTTCCTTTTTTCTTTTACGACAACAAGAATGATACTCTCGCGGTTTATCCGAATGGCCAAGCCTAGTAATGACAACCCAAGAATCTAATGGAAAGGTTGTCTCTTTGTCAAAATCAGGGAAACAAATAGGACAGAGAAAGGTACGATTATACATCAAACAACGACGGTGATGAAGGGATAGCGTATAACAGAGAAAGCATTTGACCAAATACGCCATAGCTTCCTCCTCAATGATTCGGTAAATCATCCCTAAATATTGCCGGCATAGACGCCGATGTGCCATAGAGCGCTTCTTGATAACGTCGTTCTAATTCTGCAGGGCTTGCGCCATCCCGTGTCTTAGGCAAGCTGATACAGAGATACCGTAAACAATCGGCATAATGCGACGCCCAATCATGTAACGGATGGCTCTTGTAAATCTTCTTCTTACTATCATATTCCTGACGATAGTTCTCTAACGCCTTGAGCAATGCGGTACACGATTCATCAATCCAGATACGTGCCAACGAGCTCCGTACACTTTCAATACCGTCCTGAATAGAAAGATCTGGAGCAACCGTAAAGGAGATCCCAAGCTGACGAGCACGTTCGATACGCGACATCCCCGTGCCGAATTCCGTCACGCGAATATCGTGCGGCGCAATATGTTTACCATAAACATACGGCTTCTCTTGAATAACTTTTACATAATGGTCCAAACCGTACTTAGAGTTGTCATAACAATTGATTATGCGAACCGTTTGTCCAATGGTTTGAAAGAAGATAATCGTCGTAGAATCGCGCACCCCAAGATCCCATGCTGTATGTACCTTGAAGCCCGGTTCCCACGGTACTTGTCCGATCT